CCCCTTAGGGACCCCCTGGTGCTTTGCGCCTTCTACAAAATGGAACACCCGCCTGGTCTGCAGTGCAGTCCAACCAGGTGTACAACATCAAACCATAAGGAACTCCAAATGGCTGGCTATTTTACAGATAAGAAGACCACCGATTGGTGGAGGCCCATCTATAAAGATGGTGTCCTCCAGAATCCAAACGGTGGTCTCACTGTTAGTCAGCTCTCAAGCGTCTACTCCTATAGGAGTGGACGTCGCGCTTTGCGATCCCAGAACAGTCAGGAGATTCTCCTGTCTGCCTCGGAATCGTCGTCAGAGTCACGTCAAGGCAATAGCTTTGACAATGGCCATGAGTTTGTTTCCAAGAAGCAGAAATTTTCCTGCAACTACCCCGATATTCTTATCGGTGGTACTAGTGGCCACTATTTTCGTGGACCACTTCTTGGTTTTACAAACACCACAATCCCTTCGGGATTGCGGTCGTTCGCCGTGCCGCCTGCTAGCAATACCACTTATTATGGTGGTGCTGCTATTGCAAGTACACGTCCGACAAAGCCGCGTGCGGACATATCACAGTTTCTTGGGGAGATTAATCGTCTCCCCCAGTTCTTTATAAAAGGTAATGCCTTCCGTGACTACGTAGATGTTGCCCGCTTTGCTGGCGGACAGTATCTTAACGTGTCGTTCGGTTGGATGCCTTTTATATCGGACCTCAAGAAGTATGTAACTGCTCTAATGAACCTACAGGTTCAATATGATCAGTTCATGCGTGATAATGGTCGCGTTGTGCGACGCCGTCTTGAGTTTCCGCCCATTGTATCGACTACAACGCCGATGCAACCGACCTTGGATAGTAGTTCACTGAACTACATAGCCTTGGCCGACTCCTTTGGCGCTAATTTCTATGCCAACGGAGGGAACGGAATTGGGTATGTCTCTGTTACTGAAAAGAGAACAGAGATTTACAAGTTTTCCGGAGCGTATACGTACTGTCTCGACCCATCTGGTATTTTATCAGATAAGCCTGAGACACACGTTCAGCTTGCACGCAAGCTGCTTGGCTTGGATTTAACTCCGAGCCTACTCTGGGAACTTGCCCCGTGGAGTTGGCTGGCCGACTGGCACACTAATATTGGAATTGCTTTATCCAATTATAGTGCGTTCCAGAAGGACGGCCTCGTCCTACGTTATGGTTACCTTCAGCGGGAAACCGTTGTAGAACGTATCCAAAGCGTAGCAGGATTGAGGTTTTCATTCTTCAATCCGGGTACGATAACCAATACTTTTACCACTGTGTGGAAAGAGAGGTTTCGTGCTTCGCCTTATGGTTTCGCCCTGAATCCGAGTAACTATACTCCTTTTCAATGGGCGATCCTAGCTGCCCTTGGTATGACCAAGGCTCCTGGGGTGCTTCGTAGATATTGATGTATCGTCTACTTAGCAACAACTGTCTGACACATCCGTGTTAGACTTTAACGCCCCAAAAGGGCTCAAGTCAAGGACAATGCCATGGCATTTGCAGATCCCCAATCAGTTACCATCAACGCCGTTGCGCAGTCGCTTCCGCGAACTAGCAACGGCACGGACACTGGCGTCTTCACAAAAGACGACGGTCTCGTGAAGCTAACCGTTTCGCATTCCTATGGAAAGCGGACACGGCGTATGCTTCGTCTGGACCACCGGAAGGTCGCGGCGGACCCCTTTACCACCGGGCTCAACGTCGAATACAGCTCTGCTGTATATATCGTCGTTGATGTCCCGAAGGTGGGGTACACCATCGCGGAGCAGAAGCAGATTGTCGACGCTTTGTCGGCATATCTGACTGCATCCTCCGGTGCTCGTGTCACCCAGCTTCTGGGTGGCGAGAACTGAGAACCGGATCGTGACTACGATCTGGTTTCTGCTAGGAATGGCTATTACGCTTTCCGTCGTAGTTCTACTTATGGGACTTGTCCTATTTAGTAGTTCTAGCCCGGTGAACCGGGTACGGCGGGAAAAGCGTCATTAGCTTGCACTCGCAGTAAACTGCAAACGCTTATGGCTAATGGATTCATTAACTCTTATTAAGGAGCAATGAATGAAAAGCCTGATGTTGTTCTTGCAGTGTGTACTCAAAGATTTGGGTACACGATGTCGCGTTAGCACCACTCTCGATCTTAAAACAATCGAGAGCCGTTACAAAGACGAGGGGTTAAGTTTTCTTACTATAACCCTTGCAAACTTCGGCGCGGACCTCCAAAAAGGTCTTGACCAACAGTTTGTAGATCACGCTCTCTTCACTGGATTCCAGTTTAGAGGAGGTCTCCCCCAATTTCTTGGAGGTTTCCTTGATCTTGTCTTTGATCGGTCTAGTGGTAGATTACTCCACGAACCGGATATAGATGCGATCCAAGCTTTACGTCAACTAACGTTGATGTGGGCTAAGATCGAGATTGACTGTACGAAAGTACGGATCAATCGTGCTATACGAGGTTACGTAGAGTGTGAATCGGATGTTCGGAGGTTTGACTCCCTTCGAACTCAGGATATGTATTCTGAGTTTCAGAAGATGTCGAACCTGCTTTTTCGTGACATGTTCACTAGTATTGATCGTAAGATCGCATACTATGAACTCGTCCCAAAGCACGGACCCGGGGCCACCGCTGATAAACTTATGGGAAACCAGAAGTATTATCAGGTTGAGTGGACCGAGCGGTTGGAAGAGGTATTTCCTCATAGGATCTATCTCTTTCCAAACTGGAGGCTTAGTAAACAGCTTCCACCGTCGAATATCCGTGAACCTGGTTCCGAACGACCCGTTAGGGTTATTACGGTTCCTAAAACGCAAAAGACACCTCGTATCATCGCTATTGAGCCAACTTGTATGCAGTATATGCAACAAGCTATACTCGAAGCGATATACGAATACGTCGATCAGGACATGATCCTGAAGACGTTGATCGGATTCCTCGATCAGACTCCTAATCAGGAGTTAGCCCGCAAGGGCTCGATCGATGGAAGTTTGGCTACCTTAGATCTTAAGGAAGCCTCCGACCGTGTCTCTAATCAGCTGGTACGTTCTATGCTTGCGAACCACCCGCATCTTAATGATGCAGTGGACGCAACACGGAGCCGCAAGGCTGATGTGCCTGGCCATGGCGTTATACGCTTGGCCAAGTTCGCGTCTATGGGTTCAGCTCTTTGTTTTCCCTTTGAAGCTATGACGTTTTTGACGTTAATCTTCATGGGAATACAGAAAGAGCTTAATCACCCACTGACAAGGAAGGATATAAATTCCTTCCTTGGAAAGGTGCGCGTCTTTGGGGATGATATTATTATCCCTAAAGAATACACGCATTCCGTTGTTAGAGAACTAGAAGCTTTTGGGTTTCTAGTAAATTCTAGCAAGTCTTTTTGGAACGGTTTGTTCCGAGAGTCTTGCGGTAAGGAGTACTATTTTGGACAAGATGTATCTATTACTCGAGTCCGAACAGGGCTCCCAACACAACGGAAGGACGCTCGAGAGGTTATTTCGACTTCTTCCCTTAGAAACCGTCTCTATCGAGATGGTCTCTGGGGATCAGTCAGATTCCTCGACAACTGGTTGGAAGCGAGAATTCGCTACTATCCAGCGGTTGAAGAAACCTCACCAGCTATCGGTCGCCATTCCTTTCTTAGGGTTAGCTACGCTGATATTCGGGAAGACCAAGAACTCAATGTTCGCGGTTCTCGAAGTACAGGTAGCTATCCTGCAGTTAGGTGGGACCGTGACCTACATAGGCCCCTTGTAAGGGCTTATGTGGTAGACGGCAAGTTGCCAATCAATAAGATTGACGACATACCCGCTCTGCTTAAGTTTTTCCTTAAACGCGGCGATGAACCTATCGTCGATAGGAAACACTTAGAGCGTTCTGGACGCCCTCGTTCCGTCGACATCAAGGCGAGGTGGCTCCCAATTCGTTGAATTGGGAGTAGGGGTTAAAATCCCTATAGTGGAGACGATTTGTCTCTG